GTGGGGCACTGGTTTAGCCATAAATCTGCGGTTGTGGTCGGCACTACGGAGCTTGTGTCGGTTCCGCTGGCATTCGACTCATTGATGCAGCCCTACAAGCGCCCGGTGCTGGCATGAACATCGGGGCCATGAACCGCGAAGTCGTGATCCAGCGGCGGACGGAAACGCAAGACCCGATCTATGGCACGGCGATCGTGACGTGGGCCGACCTCGCGACCGTATGGGCCGAAGTGCAGGACATCCTGCCGAGCCGCGCCGAGCGGGTGGCGGAAGGCATCGACATTGCACGTCGCCCTGCGCGAGTGCGGATGCTCTACCGCGACGACGTGACGACCGACATGCGGTTCAAGGTGCTGGGACGCGGCGGGAGCGAGGCTGACCGGGTGATGCAGATCATCGCCGGGCCTGCCGAACTTGGTTTTCGCGAGCGGGTCGAGTTCGTGGCGGAAGAATTGACGACCGGGGGGCAGGAGCCATGAGCAAGCAATTCCCTGTCGAAGGACTGGCTGAGCTTGACCGCTTTCTCTCGGCGTTCCCGAAGAATATGCAGACGAATGCTTATAGAGGTGCACTCAGGGCCGCCGCCAATGTAATCAGGGATGAAGCCCGGCTACTCGCTCCCAAGAAAACCGGCAAGATGGCGAAGGCGATCAAGACTGGTTCACCTCGCAAGAATCAGGACGGCACTTTCTCGGTCTCCGTTCGGCTCGATGGCGAGCATTCGTATCTTGGCCTGTTTCAGGAATACGGCGTGGCGGCGCACCTGATCGCCAGAACAGGGAAGGGCGAAGGGCGGGTCGCAGTGCGTAAGGCTGCGGCCGGTGAGGGCACCATTCAGGGTGGTGTGATGAAAATCGGGGCCGATTTTGTGAGCGGTATTCTGTCGCACCCCGGCCATGCTGCGCAACCGTTCATGCGGCCAGCGCTTGACGCGAAATCCAATGAGGCTGTGCAGGTCTTCGCCAAATACATCCGCAATTACATGGAAGGTAAAACCGGCTTTGTCGCCCCCATGATGGACGAGGCGGCGTAATGGCCGATGGCGTCGCGGCGGTTCGCCAGCTTCTGGTTGCCCATGCGCCACTGACAGCACTTGTCCCGGCGGCAAGGATACAGGCCGGTGTGCTGCCGATCGGAACGACGCTGCCGGCGATATCAATCATGTCGGTGTCCAAGGTCGACCGCAACATTCCGAATCCCGGCACCTATCGGCACGTTGTCGAGCGGGTGCAGGTGACGGTTATGGCCTCCACATACGTCAGTCAGAAAGCCGTTCTGGCGGCGGTACGCAAAGCCGCTGCCGACAAGTTCCCGACCGTCTCCGGGATCATCCGCGTGACGGTGCATACCGAAAGCACCGGGCCTGATTTTATGGACGCCGAAGCCTCGATCCACATGGGCTCACAGGATTTCAGGGTGACATTTTCCGAGGCCAGATAAGGACATCTGACATGATCAATGCACGCGCCGCGCGCCCCTTCCGGCTCGCGGGAAAGACCTATGCGCCCGGCGATCCGGTTGCGCTTGGTGACCAGCAATTCCGCGACCTTGAGGGTGCCGGCTTAGTGACACGCGTTGCTCGCCCCGCCGCCCGTATCGCGGCTCAAGTATCCGCTCGCACCAAGCGGGCCACCAAGATTGCCGATCCCGGCAATGAACCGCCTGCGGGCAACAACAACGGAGCAGATCAATGACTGCAATGACTTCGGCCGGGACGACCCTCGGCATTAGCGCGGGTTCGCCTGCAACCTTTAATGAAGTTGGGTTCGAGGCGCTTGCGCCTTACACTGTGATCGGCGAAATCACCGACATTGGCGGCGACATCGGACGGGTTTACAATCTCGTCACGCACAATCCGCTGGCTACCCGACATACCGCTAAATTCAAGGGAAGCTATAACTCGGGCAGCCTGAATCTTACCCTTGCGATCGACCGCGCAGATGCGGGCCAGATTCTCGCAAAAACAGCCCTGATGTCGGATAGTGATTACTCGTTCAAGATCGCGTTCCAGGATGGCACCGTGACCTATTTCCGGGGGAAGGTGATGAGCTTCCCGGTTAACCCTGGGAACGTGGACAGCATCACCAGCGGCACGATCACGATCGAGATCACCGCCGATGATGATGGCAACGATTTCGTTGAAGCCGCATCCTGATACTGACAGCCCGTGAGTATGTTTTGCCTCGCTTTTACGGGGCTTTTAGTGTCCGGCCCGCTGCCCCACGGAGGCGGGTCGGGCAACCCGTGGAGATTATGATATGTTCGATATTACCAAAAAGCGCGCCGTAGATACGGCTGAAATTGAACTGGTCGAGGCCGATGGCTCGCCACTCTATGACGATAAAGGCAATCGCCTGACCGTGACGATTTGCGGTCCCGGCACGAAGACCTGGCAACAGGCCGATGCGGAGCGCTCGCGCCGCAAGGTGGTGCGGGTCGAGAAGAACAGGGGTAAGCTGTCCGCTGCTGTGGACGGCGCGGAAAAAGATGAAATCGACTTCCTTTGCGCCGTGACGGTCTCTTTCAACGGTTGGGAATACCCCCATCCCGAGAAGGACGGAAAGTGGCCGTCGCAGCGCGATATGTTCCACGCGGCCTATTCTGACAGCACCATCGGTTATATCCGCGACCATGTGAGCAAAGAGGCGAATGACTGGTCGGCTTTTACGGCTGGGTCGAAGAGCGCCTAGTTCTTTGGACCCGTCAATTCGCGTGGCTGAATGCGCCGGTTGAAAAGCGAAACGTCAAGGACAAGTCGGACCCGGTTTCGCGGTTGAAGTCCGGGCATGAGTTGATCCTGCCTGACAACCCGGCTCCGTATCTGACCGAATGGCTATTCGAGATCGGTCCTGCCGAGGGGGACGGGCCGATCAGCTGGCAGGCAATGGCGGCATGGGAGGGGAGGATGGGGGTTAGCCTCTACCCTTGGGAAGCCCGGACCATCCGCCGCCTGTCGGCTGAATACCTGACTGAATATCACAAGGCGAAGAAGCCTGATCGTCCGCCGCCTTACAGTGGAACAGCGGATGAAGTGCTATCCGGCCGTGATCGGGTAGCGCGTCAGATCAAGGCTGCATTCAGTGGGTTGAAGAAGAAGAGTTAGGCGGCGTCTTTGGTGCGCAGATGTAGGGCGGTGAAATCGTGGGAACTGGATTGCATTGTGCGGGCAGATCATGCTTATCTGGCGTCTAGGGTGAGGAAATAGTGAGGGGGTGGTATGCGGAAAATTGGCTTGTTCATCGGAATGGTGTTTTTAATCGCCGCTACTGGTGAAGGCGCTGATAATAAATTTGACCTACAATGCAGTGGAACGAAAACTATAAAAAGCCTTTGGGTCGAGAAAGCCGAGCAATACACCATTGTGTATCGAATTAATCTTGGAGAAAAAAAGTGGTGCGAAGGTGAATGCAAGGCCATCAATGATTTTCACGCGATACAGCCAGGTTTCCTGACTTTTCGAGCCAATGTTGGCAACATCTCTAGTGGTCATGATCGTGTAGATCGTGAGACTGGTGCCCACATGCGTGGTGAGACTGTCCAAGGCGGGCGAGGGGTAGATTCAAAGGTTGTGTGGAGCTGGGAAGGCCAATGCGAGCGAGCTGAGTTCTCGGGCTTTCCAAAGCTTGAGACTAAGTTCTAGTCACCCAAGCCTTTTTCCACAAGTCGGCGGATCGCTTCGGGGCGAGACGGTAAATCCGCCTGCTCGCGCCGCCAGTTATCAAGGCCCTCAATCAGCGGACGTTCCATCCGAACGTTTATCGCTTCGCTATCGACCTTTGGTCTGCCTTTTGGTTTTTTGGCGCTATCAACTGTTGACATGCTGATTTCATAGCGCCATAAAGAGCGGGCGGCAAGAGAGATTGAGCCCTCTCCGCCGCCCTAACCAACACCGAACGAACGAGGTTCGACATGGCTGACAACAGCAATACTGAAATTCCGGCAGGCAATCAAACGGCATGGGATTCCCTTATGGACTTGTTCCTTGCTGCGGAGAAGGTTGCCGAAGGCTATGAGAACAATGAGTTTAAACCTCTTTGGCAGGATTTGATAAAAATCTGGCCGTCTTATCCGGGCGGCTGCCAGCATGAGCGCGCTGCAATTGAAAGGTGGTCGGACGAAAGCGGTTACAACAAAGTGTCTGATCGGCTCACTGCTCTCGTGGATCAGCGGTGCGTTCGCGAGGATGCGTTGATGAATTACCCTGCGCCGGGGCTTGAGGCGCTTCAGTGGAAGCTCGACAAGATATTTGAGACCGAAAACGACAGCGATTTTATTCCGGCATGGAGCAGGGGATACGTCAAGCAGACCATTGCTGACTACCGCCGTTTATTGAAGGAGGTGGGGTGATCTCGCTGTTCAGCGAGTCAACCACAGACTTTCAGTATTTTTGCATTGTCAACCCTTGCGCACTGTGATTCGCAA